TCTACATTTCCAACACCATCATCAAAATTAGTTATTGTATCTAAAATTAAAACTTTTCTATTAGCATTATCAGTTGATATTGCTACATTACTATCTCGTGTTCCATTAAAATCTGCCATAATTACTCGCTAAATGTTTGTGTTTGAACAAAGTTATTTAAACCTGATATTACAGTTGCAACAACAGATGCGTTTGCACTTGCATTACCAAGTTTATCTACTGCTTTAATTAAAAAACTTCCTGTCGTTGCATTAACTGTCACAGTATTTGATTTTCTTCTAACTACTTTTGTTAATGGTGTACTTTCATTCCAAGTAGCACCTGAACTAACATCTTGAAATCTTATTTCATACCAAGATATATCTAAATCTTCAACAGGTGTCCATGATAACTCCATCTGATTTGAGCCTACTAAAGATACAGACAAATCATCTACATCTGCTGGTGTTTCAGTTGCACCTACTATTTTTCTTTGTGCTGATACATAAGTAGAAGATACATTAAAAGTGTTTATCGCTTTTACTCTTACATCATAAGTGGCATCATCTATAACATTTAAAAATTCATGTTTTAATTGTGTACCACTAGATATTATTTTAAAATCTGACTCTGTGCTTTGTTTTGCTTCAACTTGATAATATTGGACAAATTGGTCTGTACTAGCAGTTATATTTATATTTAATCTTGTTATTACAATTCCATCTGCATATTCAATCATTTCATCTGATAGTGATATTGAAGCTGGTGGCTGTATAGAAAATGGATTTGGTAAAGTAGTTGTTGGTGTACTTGATACCTGTCCTTTAGTTGCAAATTGATAATGTGATGCTTGGTACTCCACTAAATTAAGATTGATAGTATAATCCTCATTAAATGTCATTGATAGCACTCTAAAAGATTTATTTGTAAAGCCAAGCGATGATAAACTTACATTACAAATATCTCCAATATGTAATTCATAAGCTTTGAATCCACAGTTAATACTAAGACCTAAAGATTCTCTGCTTCTTCTTAAAATAATCTCAGCCATTTCTTCAGCTTGATATGGAGAAGTAATAGTTCTAAAATCAAATCTACCCTCTAGCAAAAATCCCCCATCTGCCAACTTCATTGTTGCGTGTTTATCTTCGTTTGCATATCCACTATCATCTATGGCTGGATATTGAATTTCATCTACTTGATAGTTTCTGTCAGGGTTTATAAAAGAAACAATAACTCTGTTATATTTAGAATTTTTTGTAGGAGATGCTAAAGAATATCCACCAATAATATCATCTTCTGTTAGTGATACTGAAGCTGAGCCTGTTGTCTCAATAACTAATTTATATTTACCCTGAACATAAGGAAGATAACCTCTCATTCCTTTTACTATTTCTCTTACATTGTCTAATACTTTTTTTGATGTATCAATTACAGCATTACAATCAAATATATTAATATCGCTACCACCTGAAAATGGTGTGACTTGTGTGACGCAAACTTGTGAAGCATCATAAAAACTTTGTAAATCTAAATTTGATGTTGCAATTCCTTTTCCATATCTTTCGTTTCTTAAATAATCTAATAAACAAAAAGCTGGGTTTGTAGAAAAAGATGCTGTTTGCTCTGATAAATCAGATGCTAATGTGACAATCTTTTTGCCTTTTATTTTAGCTTGAACTTGTGGAATACCACCAAAGACATCTTGATTCCATTTAAACCTTAAAGCTAAATAACAAATACCTCTTAGTCTATGATTGCTTCCCCAAGATGATAGAGGTGTTAAAACACTTGATGCTACTTGATCGTCTTTTCCCATAAAGGCTTGTATCTGAATATGGCTTGTTGAATCTTTAAAAAAATTACTATCACTACTTGCTACTTCTCTTACTGTGCCATGAGTTAATGCTCCATCAAATGTGACTACTTTGTCATCTACTCTAATTTCTTCTATTGAATTTACCTCTCCCTCTGAAAGTGCCAAAGCAACATACAGGTAAGTATTATCTGTTCCTGATGTTTCTATAAACACTCTTGTTCCACCAACTAATCTTTCTCCATAAATTACAGGAATACAGGCATTATTAGATTGTTTATTAACTAATATACCTCGTTCAGTTTCTTCAAAATCATTTGTACCAAAATCAGGTACATCAGGTTTCATTGATCTTGTAAATAACCAACCAATAGCAAAAACACCTAATGCAACATAAGGATTAAAACCACCTGAAAATAAATTAGAAATAATAGTAGTGACAGGATTAAAAATATCTTTTGCTTTTTCAAATACTCTACCCATTCCAAGATTCCTTTACTGTTCTTTTTACAATGTTTCTAACACCATTATCTTTATTAAGTCTTAACCATTGAGTGTTTTTATTAACACCAATATATTTAGTTATATTTTTTAATGACCATTTGTAAATTTCTTTAACATTTTTTTTAGCCAAAAAATCAAGATGAATAAATATGTTTCCTGAATTATATTCTTTAACTATTCCTGTTTTTAAAAAGTAATTAAGATTGTCTTGATTTAAAAAAGTCCAACTAACAAAACCATATATTCCATCTTCATCTCTAAAAACTTTATATTGATTATATTTTATGCAATCTTTGTTTTCTTCAAATATTACTTCGTTTGTAAAACAACTATATCTATCAAATGACTTATAAAAATTAACAATATTAAGCATTATTCTCTACCCCATTTAATATCTAAAACAGTTTCACTTGAATAATCCATACCAACATCTGTACTAAAAAATCTTTGTTGAGAAGCATTGTTTGTTTTTCTACCTGATTTTTTGTCAAAGTCTGCCCAATGAGAAACTACAATTAATTTAACATTTGATTGAGTAGCTGATTCAGATATTTCAAATGTATCTATATTTCCTGAATAAAGTAGTATTGGGTCAGCTATTAAAGAATTACTTGAATTTAATAATCCTCTATAAATCTCAACAGTATCATTAACTATATTTTCATTTAAAACAGTTGATATAAAGGTTTGATCTGCACCTGATAAAAATAAACTCAATGTAGTTTTTGTTATATCTACTTGCTCCTCAAATGAAGATGCACCTACTAAAAATGGAGAAGCTGTGTATGTTCTACTTGTTCCTGATATTGATGAAGTTAAGTTAAATCCACAATCAGTAAGAAATACAGGTGTTGAAAATCCTATCTCAATAAGATGGACAGGTCTAATCTCGCTGGTTAATAATTCGTTTTTTACTGCTGTCGTTAGTGTTCGTGCCATGTTCCTCGTAATATGTTCTAGTTATGCTTTCTGTACCTTTTATCATGGTAAAATTAAATTTACTATCAGGTTTTTTATACTCCTTTAAATCGTTTAAATTAGTATCTATCTCATCTTCATTAACAATAGCAGTAGCTTCAAAGTCAGCACTAATTAAGTGTGTAATTTTGTATTTTTTCATTAAAGAGTTTCTTCAACATCTAACTCAAATTGATATAAAACATTACCATCTTTATCAGCACCTACTGTACCAAATTCTTGAATATCATTTACTAAATGCACAGTAAAAGGTACATTGTCATAAGTGACAGCAGAGTCATTTGTTAATGCTGTTATAAGAGGTGGCTCTATTGTAATTGTTGCTTCGTTTGACCCATCGGCTGTTGCATCTGCAACAACCATATAAACTTTATTATGTGATGCAAATTTTACAAAGTCTCCAGCTTTTAAAGTTCCTGTCATACCATCAATATCTATTGTAGTATCTCCAACTGCGTGAACACCATTAACAAGAACAGTACCACTAACATTACCTCTAGCATCTTCTAATTCAGGTGGAATTATTGTAAAGTTTTCTTTGCTTGATCTTTGCTTCATAATAAAAGCCATAAGTTCTCCATAAACATCTGATCTTTTTGCTGTAATAATACTAGCAGTAAAGCTAAATCTTTGGTTATCTAATTGCCTTGCTAGTTTTTTTCCTGATAAAGATTTTGAAACAATAGTATTTTGAACAGACTTAATACCAAGTGTTTGAAATTTAGATGTTGATATTGGAAATGCACCACTCATTATACTAACTCACTTCTTCCTTTTTCTGCTAAAGCATTGTTTATTATTCCTGTTATAGTACCTCTGTTCTCTTGTAAAGCATCACTAAATCCTCTTGAATCTATTGTGTTGATTGTAAAGTTCACATTCACTCCACCACTACCTTTACCTCTAGCTGATTGTGTTATTTGACCTGTGCTATTTGGAACAAATACTTCAGCACCTCTTTCTCCTACTACAACAGGCTGACCTTTTGATACTGCTCCACCTTTTGCAAAACCACCTAAAAAAGATGATGCTATTGTCATTATAGCATTTTTTTGTTGAATTTTTTGTTGATCTCTTAATGCTCTATTTTGTGCTTTTATAGTTTCTAATTTTGTTAAATGTATTCCAGCATCAATACTATTTAATATACCTATTTCTCTATTTGTATTTTTTTCTTTTTCTTTTTCTTTAAATATTTTACCAGCTAATAAAAATCTAATAGATTCTTGAAGTATAATTTGAATTGTAAATGCTAATAAATCTACTAATATTTTTTGTGCTAGTTGTTTCATGGACATATTCAAGTCTTTACCCATAACAACAGCTTCAGCTAAACTTCTTGAAAATGCTTTGATACCACTATGTGCCATTTTTCCTAAAGTATTATTTATATTTTCAAAGTCTTTTTTAAATGCTTCTAAAACATTATCTTTAATTTTTGCTAAACTTAATCCAAATTCTTCTGCTGATTTCTCTGCACTATCAAGTGCGTTCATCATATCATTAAACTGTTTTTTAGATATTTTTGCATTTTCTTCTAAGCTTTTTAAAAATTTTCTAATAGTTGATTCTGCTTTACCAAAATTATCTGCTGTTTCTTTAGACTCCTCATTAATTTGTTTTAAAGGTATTTTTAATCTTTCCCCAGCTTGTCTAAATTCTTCAACTGTTTTTAAATTAGCTTTTAATGTATCTTCTGATATTAATTTTAAAAACCTTAGTCCTTTTGCCATACCCTCAATCATAGTAGCCATAGCAAAACTTA